CTCAAACGTGTTATCACCGAACAACTTACTCAGGTTGCGCTCTCGAAGTTTCTGCGCATACGGATCCAGAGACAGACTTGTCACGGCAATGAATTTATATTTATGCTTCTCGTGCATCAACTTGATATAGTGTTGCGCATCACGAAGAGGTGGTAGGAAACCGATCGAAGCAGAGGTATTAAATTGCGACACGACACGACGAGAAGCCTCTTTAACAATCCCGTAGCGATTATGGACTCCATAGACTTTCTTAAAATCTTTCGCTGGGGTATGTCCTTGGTTTGCCATCCAAACGTCAAATGCCTCTTCCCAGTCGAGGCATACTCCATCAACATCTGTCAGGATATACTTGTCCTTCATCACAACTCCCATACACTGGAAAGGTCTTGTTGAATAACCTCCCACTCAGCCATGGTAGTCTCGAGAGCGAAATCACGCATCTCAGGACGATTGGCGAACTGCTCGTAAACAGCATACTCAACGACTTTAGAAGTCTCGTTGTAGTTGCTTTCAGCAATTTCTTGACACTCATACACAAATCGGCTCATCTTACTCATAATCATTCTCCAACAAAATATACACTAATTATACTACAATCGAGGGGAAAGTCAAGCGTTTTATGCCTTTCCAGCAGCAACACGATGACGAACCAGAGACAACTCTGTTCCTTCAAGACCCAGACGGATCTCGCGGACGCGAGCCACGGCATCATCAATTACTTGCTCAACCGAGACATCACTGAATAGGACAGCAGAAGCCTTGGAGCCACTAGAAAATTCAACGGTTAGATCAGCTTTAAACATATTTCTCTCTCTCTTCTCAATTTATACTCTATTATACCGCAGAGAGGATAAAAGTCAACACTTTTTTTGCTTTTTTTACAATATAAATACACTGTAAATACAACAACTTATGAATTATTTGAGGTTATTATGGCTAGAGCATCCCGATTTTTTGCGTTTCGAGCGCGGGATGAGTTCTGGATCGTTGATGAAAACACCCTCCAAGACGTCCCCAAACCCCGAGAACTGCTAATCAAACTCTCCACAGTCGAGGCTGCGAGAGATTATGTGCTTACCCAAAACAAGTCAGAGTTGCCTATAGTTGATAGGTGTCGAGATAGGACTGGCTGGCACACGCCAGAGGGTCGAGAGAGGATACGACAAGCCAAGATAGGGGATAAACACCCCCATAAGGCTGGTCTGTCCGACGACCACAAACGTAAAATTAAAGAGACAATGACAGGAACTCGAGTCGGAGAGTTCAACCCCATGTATGGTCGCAAGCACTCACCCGAAACAGTCGCCAAGATCCGTCAAAAAGCGTATGAGAGACCAAGAAGAAAATGGTGTGTCGAACCAGATGGAAGCATGCACCTTATCCCTGACACGGATGACCTACCAATTGGATGGCAGTGGGGAAGATATTTTGACCCGTACAAACCTGTCTAGGATCTTGTCGTGCTGCTCTGGTCCAGGATGATATCCGTCTCTAGACTCTCCATACCACTCAAACGGGCTATGATCAGCGTAATGTAGATTGGTATCTCTACAGATCCACTGAATGGCGTCCAGATTCTTTTGTTTTTGTACTGCAATCTGTGGTTCTGTCGAAACGTGCTCGAGAAAGAGTTTTTCTCTGAAGTAACTCTCGTCTGTGATTTCATGACCGCCCATTTTCTGCACAATGATTTGATGCCAGATCCCAGAAGACCATCCGACGCCATCTTCTCTAATAAACTCTTGACGATTAGGTGCTGGTTCTAGGAGATACACATTCTCTGGATTAAGTTTTGGAACCCAATACCCAAGAATACGAGTGATTGTGTCCAGACCACATGATGCTTGAGACAGGTTCACGAACTGGTCTTTGGTGTTGTGTTTGTATGCCCATCCGTCCTCTTGATTTAGACCAAATGCCAATGTAGTGCTATCGCCAATGTATAGATCACATCCTTGTGCAGCGTCCTCCATTTCAAAATCCATACGGAATCCGTCTTGGTTGAAGCGATATCTAATTACTTCGCCTTCTTTGTCGAATTGTGCACGATCTGGACTGTCCATGATAAACCAGTCAACAGTTTGACCACAAACTTCTTGGTGATAATCAATCGGCTTTTGCATCTTTTTTCTTCCTTGATTTTTTCTTCACTGGTTTATTGTATTCCTCGATACCGAGTGGCTTCATCAGCTTCTCGAGTTTCGGGTATAATTCCAGTAATTTGCCATCCTTGACACTTGTTAACAAATCTGCTTCATTGTAATGCAGACCCTCCAAGATTTGAACCCAATTCATCTCTTGCTTCCACGTTACAAGATTTCTGAGATTACTGTTTGGATCCAAAAACGTATTAATTCGACGCCATTCCATCTGGATCGTTGTATCACCCATTCCGTCTGGGATGTCTCTATCCAGCTTTACGTTCTCAGGCATTCCTTCAGGAAGACCCCACTCGATCTTCACCGCGCCAACACCTGCTCGTACAAGGGGAACGATTGTTTGGTTCGTTGCAGCCCATTCTTTGAGACGACCGACTTGACCATCTACAGTCGGGGCTTCGAATACATAATCAAACCCTTCGTTTACTTGTCTAAATTTTCTCATAATTTCTCCATAAATCAGTATATATACTAGAAGTCTTCAGCGACTTCCATCATATTTCTCAGACGATACTTGATAAAGTAATTCAACAAGTTCGCTCGGCTCTTACCCTTTTGTCTCTGATATTCACTCACAATCTCGTCTTTAATTTCTTGTGGTGTCATCGAGAGATCAACCAACTGTCGGTTGCGGACATATCCCGAAGCCATCTCACCAGATACAAACTCCTCTGGCTTCTGCTTCTTCCACTCAGCAAGTAATGCCTTGCGGATCGGCTTCTGACGTTTACCCTCTGTAACGAATGTGTCATCGTCACTCAGGATGTTGGGAACACCATCGCCCTTGTCGCCAGAGATAATATGCTCCATCAACACCTCTTCTGGTGTACCATCCAACTTCACCCACTTCTTCTTGATAGGCGAGAACTGCTGAACATTCGAGAACTTTTGCAGTTGCTGGAAGTCATGGTCTCCTGAAAGAATAAGGAATGGCTCTGCCTCGGCAAACATAGGATGATCAGTCATATCATTCTCTTGACTGTACTCAGCCAGTGCACCGATGACATCATCTGCCTCTGCGCCATCAATATCAAGGACAGGGTATGGAAGAAACTCGTCTAACTCACTGCGGATCTGATGCAGCGCATCAAAGATAGAAGACCAATCGTGACCACTAGAGTCTCGAGACTTCTTTCGTGATGCCTTGTAGAATGGATAAACATCTCGACGCCAATAGTGTCGATTGTCACAGGCGATAACTACCTCGCCATATTCATTACCAAACCGCTTTCGATAGTTGCGGATCTGGTTCAGAATCATATGACGCAACAGGTCGAGGTTCATCTCGACATCTGGGCGACCACGTGTTTCTGCCATATAGTTAGAGATGAATGTTTGGTTATAATCAATAACAATCATTCTTCATCCTCCGTTGGTTCATAACCCCAAGTGTATCCGAGGTCTGGGTAAAATACGCCATGAGATCGTTTGGGTTCACCATCTGGATGATATGCCATCACCCGACTCGCCCATTGTATTCTCTTATCCATATTCTCACCGTAATAATTATCAACCCAATCTCCGTCTCGGAGATATCGGTTCATATTGCGGACATAACCTTCGATAGATTTCACTCTAGCAATCGCGCCTTTTACACCAGCACGCATGTTGGCTCGCTCGCTCTTGAGTTCTTCTGTATTAGATTTGATCCACTCTTTGACCTTGTTGTATGAAAGATAGTGATCGTCTTCTAACTCGAGCACTTCCTTGCATATGTTCTTGGGTTGAGTGGGATTCGCTGCCTGCTTGGCGGCACGTGCCTTTGCCAAACGCTCACCTGCAGCTTTCTTTTGTTCTTCTGTCATCGGCTTGCGTCTACGCTTGGGCTTCTGACGAACATAGGGGGTTGGTTCTTTTGCCATAATGGACTCCTTTAGTAATACACTAAGTATATATCAGAGTCTCTAGAATGTCAAGCATTATTTTGCATCTTCTTCTTTAACCCATATCGGCAGTTCACCGCTGGGAGCAATATTCACCATATCTCTGGTGAATTGACCGCTATGTACCATATATTCAAAAGTCTTAAACAGCTTTTGGAACCGAAGTTCAGCAATAGAGCGCAGACCTAGAAGTTGATTTTGTAGGTTGTCACAATCCTTTGCTGATAAATTTAGATTGTCAGTATTGTGGAAGATCAAATCAATGTCTTCCACAGTACCCCAAGCAGCCATAATTTCAGACTCTAGATCGAATCTATCTTTCTTCATGCGACCTTCTTGATACGATCTACGATAATCGTGCGCCACGCAGTCTTGTCGACATCAAATACCACTAGGTGGCTTTCCGATGCCTTAGATGTACCGCCCTTGGTTTCGGGGACAACACTTTCCTGCAGCGTACAATTCATCACACGCTCTGTGCCGTCTAGTTTATCAAAGGTAATTTCAACCACTCGGTTGGATAGTTCAGTTACAATATCAGTCATATTAATCTCCATAATATATTTCCTATTTAAAGTAAGACCATTCTACCACAGATCTCTATAAATGTCAAGCATCACTTTCTCTTTTTATCAATCAACCATTGTAGATTGGACTTGATTGAGTTTCTGTCAACAGGGTTTAGACTTTCACCAGCACTGATTTTATCCATAGCATCTTCAAGTGCTTCGTCATGCTCTGGCGGCTCATCGTCTGGAGGAATGTTGGGGTCGTGGTAGACATACGGATTTTCTTCTGTTGTTATCTCAGTCACAATTTCTTCTGCAGTTTCGGTTGCAGTTTCATCTAGAGACATAAACTCGATGCGTTTACCTGTCGCCATGTTCAACTGCATATTTGCCGCGATAACGAGTAGGATAGCAAGAGGGTCGAATACCAGCACAAGCATAATGATTACAAACCGAACTGCTTCTTCCAAGTTTTCCCGACCATCATCATAAAGGAGATCCGCAATATATTTTATTGGACCAACCTCTACCTCGAATGCTCGAACCTCGGCAGACATCTCAGACCTCGTATCATACAGACCATCGTTCTCAGCTTCTGCTTTGTCGATGATAGAACGCATAATCTCGCGCTCTTCTGCTTGCTCTTTGCGAGCATCCAGACCACGAGTAACATATCCGAGGTCGGTGTAGCGATCTAGTGTTGCATCGAAATTATCGAGAGTGGTTTGAGCGCGAGAGATCGCCTTATCATTAGATGCGATACGGATGTCCAGTCTCTCGATCTTGGCTGTCGCGTCTCCGCTTTCCACGCCCTGATCAATATGCGCTTTAGATAGGAATCCGAAGATACCCATTGATGTGATGATTGATAGGATTGCGACCGCTGGGATGAAATATGCCTTCATAAAGATATTGGCACGTTCCCAGTTTTGATATAACCATGATGCAGTAACCAATTTGGCGACTTCAAGGACGACACCCATCGCTAGGATAGACATTGCAGCTGCAGGAAAGATCGCCATAAGTCCGACGATCGAGAAATAACCAGCAACTGCTGACACACCCAGAGCGGATGCAAACAGTAATATTACATATCCCATGCTCTATACCTCATTCCTGGAATCTTTTTGATGTTGATTTGTCTTGAATCAGCAAGTTTAGAACGAAACATTTCGGGTGTCAAAACTTCTTTCAGCTTCAACTCTTCATAAAATCTATATTCTTCGTCCCACTGTTCTTGCGGGTAGTCATCTTTCGACCAATCTTCAAACATAAAATGGTATTCTGGAAATGCAGACAGTTTTTGTTCTAGTGTTGAGTTCCGCAGTAAATGGTCTGATTCAGTTCCAACACGACTGTCTACATAATTTGATAAATCTTTGAAGTGAATAACATGACTGATTTGCTCGATATTGATGTTATGCAGATATGGTCTGCCATGTTGTATCGAACTTAGCTGGCAAGAAGATCCAGATTCAGCACGTTCATACGGATCTCTCAAAACCAATACGTTTGGGATCGGCTTCATTTCATTTTTCATTTGCGCGAAAAGAGTTTCGTAATTGTTGAATTGATCGAACGAGACTTTGGGAGTATAGTTGTGTAAAAAGTCTATCTCATCTTCAACGTGTTTGCCTATGATCTGTGTCGTGATGGAACGAGAACCCACTCTTCCGACCATTGCGACATTCATCATGTCAGTTCTAATCACACATAACATTATTTAATTCCTGACATATCCAATTTTTGTCATTGGGAAAGACATCGTGGTCATATTAATATTATTGTCACTAATTGCTCGTTCAACGTCTAACATTATTACATCATCGAGAACTAAAGTGTCAACTTTGTTTTTCCAATATTTTATCATATTATAGGTATTCGTGTATGAATGACACGCATCATAAAATACCACATCATAATTGCTTCCATCAAACATATCGGTTGTCATAATTTCTCGATACGGTATTTTTTGATGAGTTATATCATAGCCTTCAATATTTTCTAAAAACTTAGAATAGCGATTTTCCTTGTCCCAAGGACAATCCCAACAATCCACGCAATGAACCTTTGCACCTAAACTTGCCCATGCGACTGCGCTTTGACCATAATGAGTTCCTATTTCTAAGACAGTAAACTCATCGCTGTGGAACTCAGATACCTTTTTTAAAACGTCATAATCGTTTCTTAAAAAATATCCTTCTATATTTCTCCAATCAAGTTTCACGCGGTTTCCACTCCAGTTCTACAAATTCTGCTAGTGGCTCTTTGTTCAATCGTATATTCAACATAGAGTTGAGACACTTTGGATCGTGTCTCTGCTGCCATTGCAGAAGAAACTCTTGCATCTTCGCCCAAGATTTCTTCTCGAACTCAGCAATCGTTTCTTTCACCAATTCACCTTCGTATTGTAGCACATACCTAGACGAGCCATAATACTTTTCATATAGTTTCTGCGGTTTACCCGAATATCCTATGTAGTAATCGCCATTCGGAAAATATGTGCAGTAAACTCGGTGAACCTGTTTTTCTTTAGGTTTCCGTTTTTTAGCCATACACTATTTAGGAAGTGTATTATAGCATCATATCCAGACGTTCGATTAGGATCTGTCGATTATTCAGATGTTCGGCTTCAATATCATTCTTTGATTGACCGTGATAGGCAACCGCCAGATTATCACGAATCATAATCTCATTGACTGTCATTCCTTCATCTTCCGAATCACCTGTGATAAACTCTCCGAGGATTCTTCCGAATTTACCCTTTCCGTCCATTCGAGTGCGGAGAGTGCATCGTTCCCCAAGTTTATCTTTGAGGAACGACCCAGCCATTTTCCCGAAAACTTTTTCGATAGGATCTCGCGTCCGCGATTCAGGAGTATCAATACCATACAGCCGAATACGCTGATTAGAAAGAATAACACCGAACCCAAGATCAATATCGACATCCACAGTATCACCATCAACCACACGCCTAATTCTTGCAGAATATTCATACATCGTACTCTTCTCCGTAGTCCAGTTCTAACTCGTCTTCGATATCGAGTTCGTCGCCACAGAAAGTGCAGTGAGTGACTGGATAAAAGTTTTTGTCCATTTCGTGCTCAATCCAAAATATAGCATCACACGAGGAACATTCGCATCTTTGCTTCACCATTTATGCTGCTGACCCCCATACGTCACCCCAATCACCTTCAAGTGCACCACGAGCATAATCGGTGGCACGGTTCTCAAAGAAGTTTGTGTGGGTAGGAGCATTTATCATCTCTTCAACCCACGGCAGAGGATTCTTCTTGACTTTGAAGATACCCTTCATACCGAGACTGATCAGACGACGATCGCAAATGTAACGGATATACTTCTTCACTTCAGCAGAGGTGAGATCCTGCATTTCACCCATGGCAAATGCGAGGTCGATAAACTTGTCCTCGAGTTCTACCATTTTCTCAGCGATAGAATAAATCTTACCTTTGAGGTCGTCATTCCAGATCTCGAGGTTCTCTTCAACATACTGTCTAAACAGTTTAATCATAGACTCAGCATGCATGGTTTCGTCCACAATCGACCAAGTAACAATCTGACCCATGCCTTTCATCTTACCGTGGCGTGGGAAGTTCAACAACATAATGAACGAGGAGAACAACTGCATACCTTCAGTGAATGCAGAGAACGCAGCAATGTTAGTCGCGACAGTTTTCTTATCCTGTGATGCGTTAGACATCTCCATGAAATATTCGTGCTTATCCTTCATCGCTTCATACTCAAGGAACTCGCTGTATGTCGACTCAGGCATGCCAAGAGTTTCAATCAGATGAGAGTATGCCGCAACGTGTAATGCTTCACGTGCTGCAAACCCAGCAAGCATCATACGAACTTCAGGTTGTGGGAAGTGAGGAAGATAGTTGGTAACATAACCACCAGCAACATCAATATCGCCCTGTGTGAAGAAACGAAAGATGTTTGTCAGGAAAGACTGCTCAGCCTCGCTGATTTTATTCTTCCAATCTTTAACGTCTTCAGCCATTGGTACTTCTGTGTGAAGCCAATGTGATTGCTCATGTTTGAGCCATGCATCGTATGCCCAAGGATAGTTAAAAGGTTTGAAGTAGTCGCGCTCATCCTGTAGATTTAATTTCTTGGCCATTTTTCTTCCTAAAAAGTTTTAAATAATTGTTTATGTTTTCGTCTGTTCTATCCCAGATAGATTTCCACTTGTCTGTTGTAATTTCATCAACTACTTCATATCCCACAGTGCCTAGACAAGTGACTAGGTCTTTTTGTGACAGGTATAAATTTCTGTCAATAGATTTGGTTATACCAGAATCTAGATATCTCATAAGAACTTCATCAGTTGGCTCTATGTTCTCGGACAAGCCAGTCTCAGAGAATTCAATATTCGTTATCAAAATGTATTCTGGATCGTTAAAATTTACGATTTTTTCCAGAAGGTCAATCGGACTGTGTAGGTGATATAATAATCCACAACACAGAACAACATCATATTTTTCCTTATACAGTGCATAATAATCATTATACGGAAGATTATGCACAGTTCTGTTTTCATCACTTAGAATTATATCTAACATCTCACAGCAAGTCAAGTCTGGTTCTACGACCGTAAACTTCTTTGGATTCCGTAGATTGATATATGAAGACATTGTCCCGTGTGCTGGTCCAAGTTCTAATACTTCCTTATCTTCGCATATCGAAAAAAACCTATCATCAATATAACGAAGAATATTCACTATTGACTCATTATTAATATAAGCCTCAAATGGATTATGCGCCAAAAGCGGCTTCCCATTCGGTAAGTGATTGTGAAAGTTGTACTAATTCTGTATAGCCACCGATGTGCGTATCGCCTGCATAAATTTGAGGAACCTGACCAGTCGGTTGATATTCTTCTTCAAATTCAATTTCCATACCATCTAAAAACTGTTTTGCTTGACTGCAGAAAGAGCAGTCATCCCTTGAAAATATCTTGACTAACATTAATTTGTTCCTTTATCTACTTTGTTAATTTGTTTAAATGCCCATTCGCGCTCCTTGCACCAAGGGCAGTAACCACATCGACCCTCATCGAGTTCAGTGCAGCTATGCGTGATATCCATTATGTCTTCAGCGATACCCAAGTCAAATGCCATTTGGACAACTTTATCTTTTGTCATCTCAGCAAAGGGTTGTGGAACCAAAGATTCAAATGGAGTACCTTTAGTGAAGATACGATCCTGTTCAGGCTCCATCTCATCATAATACGCTGTCACAGCTGTGTACACAACATCAGCATACCCCTCAACCAATATCTCAGAGACTCCGCTCTTCACATAGTCGGAAGGATTGTCAGAGTCGATACTTCCAACTACATTAGTGTCGGTATCATACCCTGACCATCTCAGGACTTGGTTTGCATAATTTACTGCCCCGTCGATTTTCGGGACTGTATAAGGTCTACAACTTTGACCGCGTTTCTTACACTCTTCATATATGATGTGCCAGAGGACGGCACTATCCCAACCACCTGAAACACAAACTGCTATTCGTTTGCCTTCAGGTATATTAGCCTTCACATGCGATACATTCTTCATCGTTCACCAACGCACTCATATCAATTTCATTTATCACTTGGCGTTCAATACGCTTCGAGACTCTATCAGCCTTACCGAGTTTTTCAGATCGGCAGTAATACAGAGTCTTTAATCCTTGTTTCCACGCCAAGTAATGGATTGCGTGGAGGTATTTGATGTTTACATCAGGACGGAAGAATAGATTGAGTGATTGTGCTTGGTCAATGAATGATTGACGATCTGCAGCATGCTCAATCAACCATCTTTGATCGATCTCCATAGAGGTCTTGTATATATACTTCTCATCATCTGTAAGACACTTGAGATGCTGAACAGACCCATCGTTCGCGATTATTGACGACCAAGTTTCGTCATAATCCAGCTTTGAATCTTCCTCACATTTTGCTTTAATGAGTTGATCCAGATACTTGTTTTTGTTAAGAAAAGCTCCCGATAGAGTGTCCTGTCGATAGGCATTCGCTCTAAAAGGTTCAATAGAAGGGCTAGTGTTTCCCATAATAATAGAGGAGGAAGCATTAGGAGCGATAGCCATAACATGGCTAAATCGCTTGCCTGTTCCTTTAGCGTCTGGGGCTTCTCCTCGCGATTTCCCCAATTGAATATTTGCTTCATCGAGTTTACTCCTGATGAGTCTGAACATACGCATATTCGCACCCTTGGCGATTGCGCTTTCCCACGCAATACCTTTCTTCTGAAGATATGCATGGAATCCTAGAGCACCGATACCGATGGAGCGTTCACGTGTAGCACTAAACTTTGCTCGTGCTACAGAGTCAGGAGCATTATCAATAAAGAACTGGAGAACATTGTCGAGCATCTCAGCCATATCTTTCAGGAACATAGGGTCTTTCGACCAAGCATCATAATTTTCTAAGTTCACCGAAGACAGACAGCAGACTGCAGTTCTTTCTTCGTTTGTGGGGAGAATAATCTCTGAACAGAGGTTAGACTGGTGAATTTTAAGACCGAGTTTTTTCTGAAACTCGGGCAGTTTTCGGTTGCTTTGATCAATGAAATGAATGTATGGTTCACCAGTTTCCATACGCAACTCGAGAATCTTTTGCCATAGTGCCTTGGCTGACACTGTTTCGCGGACTGCACCGCTATGTGGGTCACATAAATTAAACCCATCATCTGCATCAGGGTCTTGCATGCAGCGTTCAACAACTTCCATAAAGCGATCGCTGATGTTGATACCGTGGTGTAAATTGAGTGCACGCATATTCTGGTCGCCAGTTGGCTTCCGCATTTCAAGGAACATCATAATATCTGGATGTGAAATGTCTAAGTAAGCGGCATAACTTCCGCGTCTAGTTTTGCCTTGTCGATACGCAAGGGAACTTGCATCATAGGTTTTGAGGTGAGGCATAACGCCCACAGACTTCTCATCGGCTGAGCGAATGCCAAAGCCAATACCAACACCACCACCAAGCATAGAGAGCCATGCTGTCTCACTGAAGTTCTGAACAAGACCATCAGCCGTATCCTCAATGTAGTTGAGGAAACAAGAGATAGGCATACCACGCTTAGAGCGACCATAAGAAAGGATAGGAGTTGAGTATGAGAGCCAATGTTTACTGCTGTATTCATATAATCTTTGTGCGTGTTCTGGATTTGACGAGAATGATTTACTGACATATGCAAACCTCTCTTGAGGTGTAGTTTCTTCGTCTCGCATATAGCTTTCTTGTAGACGCTGAATACCTAGTTTGTCAAATAATTCGTCACGAGATTCATCGATCTGAATCCCCATATATTCTCGTTTTGCCATTTATAACTCCTGAAGGTAAATCTATTTAGTCAATCTTAAAGTTTGATTTTTCAAACCTATCATATACTTCTTTGTGTGTCATTCGATAAGTCGTGAACCGCGCCATGATGCGGTGTGTGTCTGTTTTATTAAATACCACGTGAGGTTTATCTACGTTCAATACACCGATACGGTAGTGCACAGAATCAAAAGAGTCGCCAGTATTATTAAGAAAATTGACAGGTGTTGCTTTCGCATTATTCTCATCCAATACAATGTTAATTGAAGCGCGTGGTGCTTCGTCCATCCATTTATCAAAAAAACTATCGCTGATCAGTCGCTCAAAGTGGTCTTCGTCATCAAGTAGATCCCACTTCACGCACCAGCGATAAAGATTATCAACAATATTCTTGCTGATATCGTGTGGGTCAAATGCATCTCGGTTTATCATTAATTGCAGATCCATCCAAGACTCGCCCATATTGGTAGAGTTTTGTCTGCCTTTCTCCAAAAATTTATTCCACTCAGTCATGTCGTTTCTATCCTTGAAGAATATAGAAGCCATGATATCAGTGTGTAATGCAAACGATGAATTTGGATTCTGTATCGTATACGAACTACCCATTTCCATCGGGACTTGTAAAAAGTCCTGTAATTGTTCTTTGTGCTTTTTCAGCACTGGCAACCACTCACCCTTATCCTTATCATATGGAGAGACAACCGAATAAGAGTCTACATCTTCTACATCTGAATTCTCGTTTGTGGGTAATGCAGCACCCATAGACAAGGCATGTTCTTTGGCGGTTTGCTTTACATCTATGTCACCTAGATATTGCGCAACCTCAGACCGCAGACCTTCGTAATCGACATCCCAATCTATATCAAAGACCTTATCTTGACTCACTCCTCAAGAGCCTTGACAATGTCTGGGAAGTGCTGTCCGATAATTTCCCAGCACTGATCAGCTACAATCATATGTTCTTTCTGCGTACCATTAGCACGTCTCAGATCGCAGTAGTGAATCCAAGAGCGCAGTGAACCAGCCATGTATAACGTAGACATCGTATTACCTTCAGGAAGGACTGCTCGTGCTTGTTCTTTTGCAATTCCGCGATCTAGTGCCCAATTATATGCTTCTTTTGCTGCTCGAATTACTGTTGCTTGTTGCATATTCCAAGACTCTTGTAACATTCTATCTTCGGTCTCAACTGAGTTCTGTCTGTTTTTAGGATCTTGAAGTCTAGCTTCACGTGTTTCCCATTCAGTCGCCTCAGCATATCGCTGACTAAATTCTTGAAAAGAAAAGGATCGGTGGCGTAGAATCTGGCGAGCGATATCTCTTGTCGTCTTGATTTCCATCGTCATATGAACCATCTCAAATGGAGACCAGTGATCCTCGCGCATCAAATAACTTAATAATTTCGGTGCGGTCTGCTTATTGCTTTGGTTTCCTGGATTGCTTACACGTGCAGTATACGCCACCAATTCACTTGCTGTGCTGCAATCAGTTGTCGCTGACGGTTTACTCAGCGCGACTAAACTCACTTGACTCATATTTTTCTCCATAACGAATATTTTGCTTTAGCGGAAAGACCACTAAAAGTGTTCTCTTGTATTAATTTATAAGAATCAATACCCTCGTTCTCCATCTCATTGATGTCTTTACCGCTGACATTATTTGGCCAGATAACCACATTATACCCCAGATTTATGTACTTGTCAAGCAAATTACACACCTCTTTGTTTCGTGGTTGGTTATCGAACACGATGGTAGTCTGCTCCTTAATCAACCCCAACTCATCAATCTTGTTGAAAGAAGTGCCAGCACAAGCGATGCTGTTGGGGATGAATAGACTGTCAAGTGGTGCTTCAACGACGATAACTGGCTTGTTCTTATCGACCGTATCCAGACCGTAGACAGTTGGAGCATCCTCGTTTACCTTCACGAGAATGTACCTCAGAGCCTCTCCGCGCATGCCTCGCAGCGATACAGCAGTCAACCTACCACTAGCATCCATAAATGGTATGGCTAGTCTTGGCTCAGCAGTTTTTATAGATTCTTTGTATTTCTCATTGAGACCAACCACGTTTTGGACATTGTCCACATAATATAGTCTGCTCAGAGATTCTTTTGGTAGTCCTCGACCAAGAGCATATTCAACTGCCTCATGGTCTCGGGGGAGGATAGACAACTTATCCATCAGCTGATCAATAAGCCTCTTCTTCTTGAAGACTGGTTTGAAGTCCATCACCTTCTGGGGTTTAGAATGACCCTTACCTCTACCAGTCTCGCCATCAGCAAATCGTTCAAGGACATACTGCTTGTAGAGTATGGTGTCGATCTCCTTCAGTAACTTACCGAACGAGCCAGACCACTGGCAGTTATGGCATTTATAGAGGAGGTCGTTATTCTTCTTGAAGAGATATCCACGCATCTTGCGCTTGTTCTTCTGAGAATCGCCACAGATTGGGCAACGGACATTGAATAGATACTCTCCCTTTCGCTTGAATAATTCGAAGCGAGAGGAAGCCATATTCAGGTATTTAACATCTACATATAAGGACATAATGGATATTATGCCCCATTTCTATCTAAAAGACAAGGATTATTTTAAGAAAAGATTTCAGAGATCCAGTCGAATGCACCAGCGATGAATCCACCGAGAGCAGCAACACCCATCATAAAGTACCCTCTTTTCTCGATGTCATTGATACGTTGTTCGAGTTCCTGCTGATCAGCACGGATACTTTCTTCGCGGGAATCTATTGAAGTCTTGAGTTCGTCTATCGCTTCCATAATACGGGCAGCTGTATTAGCTATATCTTTCGCCATCTCCTTATTCCCTGTTGTGATTCGAGAGTGTAGTTCCTTCAGATTTTCATCATTTTCAGAGCGTCTTTTCTCGACCAACTTTGTGAGATCCTCAGTATCTTGAGTTTGGCTTTTTATTTCTGTTTCATGGACAGCCAGCATCTGCTGGATGGCGATAGAGATTGTGGTCATCTTGTCGATAGATTCGTCCAATTTTCCGAACAGATCTTTCATTTGACCAACTTCCGTGGATAATACGGCTAATTTAGTTTCGACTGCTTGGGGCACGCTTCTTTTTCCTTCTTACGAGGGGCATGAAACGTGGATTTCTTCCAGGCTCACCCTTTGGTCCAACTCCAATTCCGTCAATAGCACCACCGCCTGCACTATTTGCAGCGAGGTCTTCGGTCATGAAATTATTAAATGATAATAGATTAGAACTTTCTAATAGTTCCGCTTGTTTAATTACTTCTTCATCTTCCATAAAGACTTCTAATAAAGCATCAACATTATCTTCATCATCTTCGGTATACTCTTCTTTAAGTATAGCCATTGCAGCTGCAAAAGTCAACAATCTTTTTGCATTGCGGTCGGGTGATTTCATCAGGGATTTTTGTACTTTGAATACAAATCTTTGGAGGAGGGAATATGCGTCCATTTCCTGAGATGAAACAGGGTCTTTCACCTTGGTTCCATCGCGGTCAATGATGCCCAGTTTGAACGCATCACTACGTTCTATCGGGGTAGCCAACAAGCGTAGAAGCCTATAAGCAACAACTGTATCTACGAATCTTGACATTATAGCTTCCTAAGTTCATCCAATATATTGGCGTCTAATGGTATATCAGAATACTCATTAGACCCAATAATTTCCAGTGGTACTCTATTTAGGTACACCAGAAAAGACTTTAATATAGCAAAATGTTCTGGGTCTGTTTTGTAGAATAGCAACTCAGTTGCATTAGACCCGAAAACATTATACAACACAATCAAATGATTGATGATCAGACGTTCGCTGAGAATACCATTCTTCTCATAGCGACGAAAAAGACGTTTAAGATATTTGAATCTTTTTAGATCTTCTTCTAAGTCTTCCATGCCCTCGCATTGAGGGTTATTATATTTTTTTATAGCGTAGATCAAAAAATTTGATTCATTCAATTGCATAATATATGTTTTTCTTATTAGTTGGTAACTGCGGCAGTGCCTCCAACGACCCACCACTTAGACCCAATATATATTAGAGTCGCAGTGTCACCTTTTTCGTTGAAAACAACCGTGTCATGACCGAGATCCGAATCATCTAGTGTCAACACATTACCTGTTGAATTAGATATCATCGCAATAATCTTGATTTGACCAGTCGTTCCTGCTGCAATAGTCAATGTTCCAGTCGCTCCTGGATCGCTGAGAGTCGTGACAGTCTTTGTGACCGAAACAACTCCAGCACCAGTAAGCGATTCAGAATCATCGATAGCAACTGTTGAACCGAGTTTGACTGGAGTGTCAACATCAGCAAACAGATTTGCTATCGTGATCTTTTGACTAGCACCGCCCTTGACCAGATACAGAGTATCGGCAGAGGCGGCAGTAGTTGCGGCAGTTAGTTCACTTAGCTTTTGATCAGCCATTATTCAATCTCCGCAGTTAATCTTACGTTACGGTAATTGTAGCAGCGGAAGATACGACATTGTCAGCACCTGTAGCGGAAATCGTTACACGATACTGGTTTGTGGTCAAGCCTGTGTTGTCACTGATAGCCAGTGTGGCTGTTGTTGCGCCACCATAGACACCACCATTAGAGATGTTGCTGAACACAGACCCACCGTTTGTCGACAATGCCCACTGGAAGGTCTGTGTGCCGCCTGTGCCAGTGATCGTAGATGCCACTGCGAATGTTACTGCTGTGCCTGCTGCATCAGAGCGACTTGCAGGTTGCGTAGTAATTTCAATCAAGAAATCTTCGAATTCTGTATCTTCAGCATCACCAGTAATACCATTTTTTGACAATGCTACGAGTGTTTCCGAAATCTTTCGAGCACCATTTGTGCGGACGTGAACCCACCCAGCATGACCTGCGCCAACAGCTTTGTTAGCTGCCATTTCGTTTTCGTCAACACCGAATACTGTTTCAGAAGTGAAACCACCAACTGAATTAGAACCAATAGATTTTGGCTTTTCGCTTAGTGTGTAGTTTTCACCAGCATTGATGGCAACGATTGCCGCACCTTTAGTGTCAGCATTTACCACAGTACACGAGGTATTTGAAGCAATTGCTGTGATTCTAAAATCAATGCTGTTGGCTGTAAGAGTATCTCCTACTGCTGCAGCTGTTGTAAAGGCAGTGCTATTTCCTGTGACGACACCAGTAGTTGCCAACGCAATGCTGCCTGCGCTTGTTTTATCGTCTGCTTTTCCCCAACCTGACATTTTGTCTCTCCTATAATTGGATTTTTGTTTAACTATTTATATGTTTTTGAAATGAATCGTGTGAATCGTGAGCACTGTGCATCTTTTCTTTATCAGCAGGTCTAGCTGCAGCAGTATACTTTGACAAATATTTATGCGCGTCTGCTTTACTGATATTATGCGAACTGCCGTCTTTAAATTTGACTGGCTTGTTAATGGTAACAGCTTTGCGGAGTTGCATAACGATATGACCGCCATGGCTTTCGTCTCCAGCTTTTTTACCTTTGTGCTCACCATCATCTTTAGTATCTTTTTTGGTGGTAGCCAAACCCTTAGAGTCTGCACGTGCATGGCGTCTTGCGTCTGCAGCTGCATCTTCTTTTACTGCAGCTTTGAAGCCAGCATCAGTTTCTTTCTCTTGTTTGGCTTTCATATTAGACAAACGCTTCAGTTTGCGTTGTGTCTTTACGCGCATCTCCTCGGAGTCACCTGCCATATCTTC